CCTAACACCTTCCAACCAAAAATCGGGTTTAAGACACGTTATGGTATGGTTTCAAACCCATTCTCAGGTGGTCTTACTCAAGGTTCTGGTGCACTTACAGCTAATGCTAATAAGTACTACAGAAGAGTACAGGTTGCAAACCTAATGTAATAGGTATTAATACTTAACTTTTCAAGAGACCCCTTGTGGGTCTCTTTTTTTATGCTATAATGCAAGGGATAGGTACAGGGAGATCAAACCCTCCCCATCTATCATGTCCAATTATACTAAGTTTTTTATGACGAATCGCATGAAACTTGTCAGTATCATTGACTCTTACGATAGTAGAGTTGATGATAAAAGACGAGATAGATTATCACGACTCCAAACTATAGGTTCTTTACCAGATGTTCCTAAGTTAGAAGATTTGGTCGAAGAATACCTCACCAATCCAAATTTTGATTGGAGAAAAACATATATTTGTTCCGTAAGATGTAAAGATCAATATGGTTCACCTATTTACAATAGGACAAAAGCAATCGACCTTAACAAATGCGAACAACATGCTAATGAAAAAGGAGGGTACTCTTATGAAGCAGCGAACTGTGGTTCTGGTTTTGTAAGACCCAATGGATACTTTGTCAACACGCAGAGTGGACACCGTTGTACTCTATTATTTGCTGTCACTTTAGATGGTGAAGAACGTAGTTTACACAATGTACATTTCCATGACCCTAATGCTACCGATGAGGAAATCATCCGTAGAGAAGCAGATGATCACCACACAGATTGTGCTGACAGAAAACCTCAGACTGGTGATGATAAATTCAGATCAGCATACTACGCTCCAAGAGACTGGGCAGTTAACATGTTTAACTATCTAAAACCTTTTGATATAAGTGTCGCAGGAACTTTAGAAGGTGCATACTTCTCACTTCCATCTCACTCATATATGAGCACTGCTCTTAAATTAACAGGAGAAGGAACTGTTTCAAGATACTTAAAAGCATTTACTGAACACAAATGCGAAAAAGTAGTCTTAGGAAATGCTGTTGTTGCAGGATGCTTGTTCCTACAAGCGTTTTCTGAATACATTCGTAAGGTAGATGAAGAGAACAATATCGATTCATTTGGATTGATGATGAAGTTCTACTTTACTGAGTATGGTGAAATAGCAAGAAGGTCTGACCCCGACGGTAAAGACTTAACTCAGTCTGCTCTTGTAGCAGGAAATGGTCTTTACAAAGGAAATGAACCTGCTGTTGCCAGATTTGTATTCTTATACAATGACTTTGTTAGACGCAAAAGGCATACAATAAGTGGAAGTCAAAACACTGCTATTCCTTTTAATGGTTCAGATGTTAAAGGTTGGAATACCTTTATAGCAACTTCTAATCCTCTGATGAAACCTGCTCTTGGGCAACTTGCAACTACTAAGTTCTTTTAATTTACCAGACCCCTAAAGGGGTCTTTTTTTGTCTAAATACAAATAAAAGTAGTATTACCATGAGAC